AGCAATACCTGTTGATGCAATAACTGCAACATCGGTCAAAGCACCCGTCGTGCTGTTTTTTGATACGACCTTAAATCCGTTTTCGGAACGGACCGGACCGTTGAAAGTTGTATTCGCCATGTTTATCTCCTGTCGTGGCTAATGTCAGTCACCCTTTGTAACTGTCAGGAATAAAATAATACTACAATTCTATAAATATCAAGTCAATGAAAAAGGGGCCGAAGCCCCTTTTCACTATTAGGCTCCGGGGGTTCCGAAAACAGAACGCCAATCAGATACTCCGAAAGAGTACCTTTCACGAGCTTTGAAGCGCATATTGCCAGTGTCAAAATCTCCTTCCATCGCCGTTTTAAGGGGCGAACGGTTGAAATATTTGAAGCCGTTAGGCGCATCAGTTTTGATAAAGAACGCATCAGAATCAGTAAGGAAGTGATTGACAACTGCGCCGTCAGGCAACATTCCCATATTCTTCATCGCGTTTGCGTCATTATCCGCAGTACCAGAACGTAAGTTACTATTCATAACTCGTTCTGCAATAAACTGCAATTCTTTTGGAATTATCAGCTTCATACCGCGCACTGCAATTTTAAGTCCACGCTCATCTGTAAACCCAGCAATGTCAATTAACATTTGCTCCAGTGACGTCTCATTAAGATCCGCCGCAGTAGACAAAAGGTTAGTTTGATTACCAGATAAAGATGGGTGCGAGGCTGAACATAAAGCAGCACCATCACCAATCGCATTACCATCTGACGAAGAGAACGCATTGTTCAGAATCGCAGCGGCCTTGATTTGCTTAGTGGTTGCCATAGATCGAGCCAAAGCTTTAGTATAACGAGACGCGAGTCTGTCATACAAATTGTCTTCAATAGCTTCCTCAGAAATTGAAAATGCTAAAGCAATAGTCTGATGCGAGTATCTGGCAGTATAGGTTTCTTGTGCATCATCGAAACTAATAGTACCCCCTTCGCTCTTGACAGGTGCTGTTGCAAATCCTGCTAACATTACTTCTTCTTCAAAAGCACGATCAGAAGACTCTTCATCATAGATTTCAGCGTGTTCATTTTCGTACCGATCATACTCCATACCGAACAAAGCATTAAGTCCGGGTTCGAGCTCCTTCGCTAATTGACTTCTTGAAATAGCCATTAGTTAAACCCTCCTTAAATGCCCGTTGAGGTCGCGGTGGTCTGCGAGTCAAAACGGCTGGTTGGCGCGTTAAAGTGCGCATTTATACGTACAAGAACCGGAATACCCGCAGCCGTAAAGTCACGATTAGCTGCTTCGTTTGCAATTCCAATTATACGCAGTGGAAGTGTAGCGGTTGTAGCAATTGAGCTAACACTGAGTGCTGAATTTGACACGCCAGTGTTATCGCTGCCTGTTCGTGCAGAAGTGCCCAAAGAGGCATTAGCAAAAACCGCAGCTTGTGCAGTAGCACGATCTGTTAAAGTGGCATCACTAGCAACTTTAAAGATCTGCATAGGATTGTCAGCAACAAACGCTTTCACAGGAAAATTTGTGTCAACGCTTACGCTGTTCGATCCCGGCCAATAATTTATAAAGACCGGTTTTTTCTGGACAGAGTCTTGGTATTCAACTCCCATCAGTACGCCTAAAGCTTGAGTAGTTCCACCAGAAGTAGCACCCGCATACGCAATTACACCCGCCGAGGTGGGTACAACCAACGCAAACTGATAAATAGCATTCGTGTTATTAGAGGCAATTTCGTACTCTGTAACACCAGTAGAATTTACACTAGCTCCAACTAAACCAACAGGACGAAGACCAAAGGCGGTGTTTGAATTCGCCATAGTATCTTTCTCCTAATAAGTTGTAACGGTCATCACTTCCGTGGACCGCCAAAGGTTACACGAGTTTGTCGATCAGGATTACTGATCTTCATAGTCGAATGAGCATTCTCTCGCATCATATCTGAGTCCACTGCTTCCATTTGATCTGAGGCTCTTGCCGCGTAATATGAATTACGTTCCTGCGCAGTTTCTTCTGGTATTCTTGCAAGTAACAATCCACCGATCCCAAAAACACCTTCGTATTTACCTGTATCAACAACTGGAGATTCAAAGTCAGGATACTCGTCTTTCCGTACCAACTCCCAACCCTCCCTCATTTTTGCACTGATGTTCTTGCTATCATTAAAACCACGGGTTTCCGACCGGATCCAACGATGCTTGTAGCCATCAGGCGCAGGTGGTGCTTCTAACATAGATGGTGGAGCCCAAGGCTTACGCACGGCCTTTTTACTCCTCGTTGTATTAGCGCGAGAACTACGGTTTATGGGTGTTTCTATGTCTTTGTTTGCTTCACTCATTCCGTTACTCCTTCACGTATTTCGCGTATTCTTCAAGCGGCACTCCCAACTTTTTGGCTATTGCAACTTGGCTAGGGGAGAGTCTAACCTGTCGTTTTCCACTGCGTCCAGTTGTAGTTCTATTAGCAGAAGCCACCGCTTGGACGGGACGGGTCTTCTGTTTGTTAAACTTGTGCGGAAATTCTATTTCCATTCTCCGATCTAACTCATTATAGTAGTCATCTGTTTGCGGGTCAAACCCTTCGTCCTCCACCAATTTTTTGTGAACTCCAAAGGCTGCATACGTCATAGCTTCATCCGACCCAAACCAGTCATTTTTGACAGCCCACTGTTCCGCTTTAGGATCGGGCCTTTTTGGTTCTGGAGCCTGTTGTGGCATGGGCTGCGTGACTTGCTGCGCGGCCTGCGCTTCTGCCTGCTGACGATATCGATCCTGTTGTAACTTGGCTTGTTGCGCACGGTCATTTTGAATTGTAAGCTGCGTCAAAACTTTTTGAGCTTCTACCGCTTTTTTGGTATCACCAACCTCCATAGCGTGAGCCAAAGCAGCCTCTGCTTGTTCTGTTTGAGTAGTAACCCGGTTTGAATATTCGGTCACATAGTGACTATCTAAGCTATCTATTCTACTTTTTAACTGCGCAGACTCTGCTTGAATTTGTTTTGCATAGTTAAGAGCTTCCGCTTCTCGACGCTCCGCCTCTCGCATCTTTTTGGTAAGACGATTAATTCTTTTTTGTGTTGATGAGTCTGCTTTTTCAAATTGATCTTCTGAAGCTTGAACGGGTTTTTCTGGAGTCACTTCTTCCCCAACAACAACCTCCGTTTCAACATTCTCGCCAACATCAAATTCAACCTCTGCTTCTGCTACGTTATTTTTGTTCATACGTCACCTTTTTAAAAATGAAGAACATCTTCGGGGCTCAAAATTTTTGCTAAAATTTCGTCATCGTTCAAAATTCTAACTTCGCCCCCATCAATAGAAAACCGTGATCCGGAATAACGAGCGAACATAACCCAATCTTTTGCTTGACACCAAGCACCGTCAGGGAACTTTTCAGGATCTTTATAGGCCAAACTACCCACTTTTAAAACATAGCCAACCTGTGTAGAAACTTGTTGCTGCTCTACCATTTGATCAGGTAAATAGATGCCACTGTCTGTTTGGCCCTTCCCGCGATAAGGAAGGATTAAAATACGCCAGCCGGTTGGCGTTGGAAGTCTATCAAGTAAACTCGCGTCAATGCTATCGGGATTTAAAAAAGGCTTATCTACATAAACATCTTTCAAAGATTTTTTGTCTTGCTCCTCTGCACTAATTTGAAAGTTAGCGTTAGGGGCAGCAGATAAATCTATCTGTGGTTCAGTCATTGGTACGCTCCTGTTTATCTAGCAGGCTCTTGAGTTCCTGTTCTACGTGATGTAGGGCCTCTATGTTGCCCATAAGCTCACGGTAGTGCTCCATAGATTTGACGTTTCCATAAATCATCAAATCAATAACTGCTTGTCTTCGTTCTTTCGTAATACGCAGCACCGCTTCGGATACTGATATCTCATCCATTCTTATACTTCCAGATAAAATAGGAGTTTATCTTATCCTATCTTATAAATACAACACTTATTTCCAATCCTTACCTTGAAATAATAATGCTTCTGCTTCTCTACGTCTAACTAAACCAGCAACAACCTTACCACCAGCACGGTTCCAACGTCTAATTTCATCGGGAGCTTCGTGAAATTTACCCTCATTGAGACGAATTAGAAGTGTAGAGGCGTGTAAATTAGTGGGTCCAAGATTGTATGTCCAAGAAACTAAAGCATCAAACTGATTTTGGTTCAATGGTGATTTACCAGAAGAACCATAAGCAACGTCTGGCTTTACCGCATTGGTAACTGCAATCTCAAACTCCTCAAGATCCTCCACCAACATCTGATCGGCTTCTTCCTGAGTACAAGTATCTCCTTCTTTTACACCTCTGGTGTGACCCCAACCAATAGTCCACACCTTTGCAGAACATTTATAGGCTTTAAGTTTACACCCTTCAAAGTGCTTAATAAGATATATACCTTTCTCTGACGTTTTCATAATTCCTTGATCTTCGACACTCTTTTCACTTCTTCCGTCAACAGCTTGCCCACTTTCTTTTCGTTGTAACCAGAACCATGTGGAAGGCCGTACTCTGAACATAGAAATTTTATTACCCATGACTTTGCGGTTTTATCATGCACAACATTATGTGCGTAGGCTTCAATCTCACACATCAAACGATATTTAGGATTGAACAAATATCTAATGTAGTGCGTCCACGGATTACGTAAAAACTGAATATAATGAATGTTTTCATGCCGTTCAATATATTGACGAGTATTTTCTCCGGCAGCTTCATACCAATCTTTTTTTATAATACTAATTGGGCCAATATTAATTGCAACCATCTTTCTTGGCACCAGCCAATTTGATAAATAAATTTTTGCCTTTGGTGTTTTGTTTACGGGCGCTATCATTTTTCTCT